CGTTACCCCGCTCAAGCGAGATGATCGTCGTGTTATCAGGATCGTCCTCATCCTGGTAGTCATCGCTTACCATGGCGTGCATGACACGGTCGAAAAGCTGTTGGCTCATTGCCACATACTTAACCGGGTCTTCACCAGACTCTTCCAAAGATCGGATGACAGCGATGGAGTAGTAGCGAGCCTTCGGCTTGATCTTCACCGCGAGATCGCCATACTTGGACTTGACGTTTCTACCGTTCTCGTCCTTACCCAGGTTGAGTTCCTTGTGACGCTTCCAAAGATCGAAGTAGTAGTCACACACAGGGCACTTCTCGTTTTGAGTCTTGCGACACTTGTAATTGCGCCACATACCCTGGTCGTCCTGGTACTTGTGTACGTGTCCCTCCGCGAAGAACTCAAGTGGATCTTCTTTCCCAGGAAGGAATCTGATGAGGTTGTCACCATCCTCAAAGGTTGCCCAGTCAGACTTACCTTTACCACTAGTAGTAGTGGTTTTGGTATCTGACATCATGCTCTTGTGCATCTCACGAAGTTCTGCTAGTGTTTTTGCCATTGTATTTTGCTTAGTATTGGTTGCTGTTGAGTGCTAACAAGTTATTGGTAAAGCTTGGATTCCTGCCGACTGTTAGCGGAAAGCTGGACAAGCATATCTTTCTTCATCTCCAGGGTGCTACAGATGCCCTTAGCATAACCGTAACCTTCCTTGAGACGAAGCACTTCTTTATTTAGTTCTCCAGTTAATTCTAGAGACTGTACATAGTCTTCAGCCGCGACTGCGGTCAACTTAACTCCCTCGCTCCTCTTGCTAGTGCGAGCAGAGGCTTTGTAGTTCTCCAAAGCATCTTCGGCGTTGTCTAGTAGCCTCTTGGCTTTAATCATTATACCGTAATAATAGCCATAAAGGGCAGAAATTTCACGAAGCTGGTCAGCCACCTCGTTAGGATCTCGGGCTACCTGCCCCATATCCTTGACGGCACCTTCGTAAGTTTCTTGTGTAATGTTATTTGGATCAAGCATAGATTGTTGCAAACAGTTTAGGGTTTAGCTTCTGGATGAGCATGGTCTGTTTTGTAAGAGCTACTACAAGTTGCTCATTAGACATGAACATCCTCTGCTGGTCAAAGTTTTTCTCGTCTAATCCTACACCTTCTAGCATACAGTGATAGATTTCATGAATTATAGTCTCTCTAGCATCGAAATCAGAAAGATTCATTTCTAATTTAATTGACCTTTCGTCCCAACAACAGACACCATCGACCTTTTGGTCGTCCTGATGGAGGTCTGAATGGAGTTCAAAGGTAAAAGTAGCCCACCCTAATTCTAGCTCTCCAATCTCCTTATCTACAAATTTATTGTAGATGTGCTTCTTTTCTTTAATAAAAGGGAAATCAGTCGGCTTGCTGTTCTTCATAAGATGGCTCCTTCATCTGTAGAGTTGAGTAATCTACCGCAATATTGATTAGATAGTGCTGCTTCGAATCACGAGCCTTAATAACGAAAACACGCATGGCACCCTCATCATACTCCTCTTGATTCTGGTTGAGCGAAATAACCCAGTCAGCCGGTCGAATCTTACCATAGGAATCTCCCAACTCAGCGTCAGTAATAATATTTACTCTTCGGGCCTGACGGTTAGTTTGAGATGCTGTCCACACCAAGCAGTTCTGCTCAACACCTAAACCACGAAGCTCCTCAGCAATGCGCTGCTGGGCCTGATACTCAGAATCAATGATGCGGTTTGGTCTCAAGAGTTCAAGGTAATCTACGATAATCAGGTCAGGTACGAAATTCCTGTGAAGCTTTAACTGCACCAATAGAGATCTAAGCTGGTTCACATTCGAAGCTCCAGTGGGGAACTCCTTAATGATAAGCCTGCCATTAGTTTTTTCCTTCACCTCTTGCAGGCGACCCTTAAGCTTGATTTGAGCCTGAGGCTTCTTTAGGTCTGAGTTACGAATCTCAGTCAGAACAGAATCGAATCGACCTGCAATCTTGTCCTGACTCATCTCAAGAGAGACGTAGAGGACGTTCTTGCCCTCATAGATAGCGTGAGCACCCTGATTAACAAGGTAAAGAGACTTACCAACGCCAGGAGGTGCTACCACCATAGCAAGCTCTTTAGGTGCGAGGCCTCCTTCCAAGTTTCTATCGTGAGTCTTGAAGACAGTTCCGATCTTTGTCTGATTTTTCTCCTCGTAGGATCGACAAAGCCTAGCGTGAACATCATCAAAATATTCTTGGCCAACATCGACATTACGGTTTACGAGTAGGGCATCCTTAACAAGCTCTTCAACCTCAGCAATTTCACCCTCTTCGTTTAAGATGACAATAGCCTTTCTTACTGCCTGCTCCATAGACTTATTACGAGCAAAGATTTCAACAGTATCAAGAAGGAACTCACGGTCTCCAAGACAAGACTTGTCGATCGTATTAATCTCGGCCAAGGTATTCTCGTAATCAACACCGAGATCCGAAGCACCCGAAACATTAGCATTGATATAATCGGGAAGAACCGAGTCGGATGGAAGCTTCTGATACTTCTCATAGTAATTCCGAACACCCAAGAATACATTCTTGTATGCAGGGAAGTCGAAATATTCAGGCTTTAAAAGAGGGACGATCTCAGAGAAAAACTCAACGTCCTTCTTGAGAAGATACAAACAACCACGCTTGGTGTTGTCTGAGATGTGGTAGGGCATTCTGTATGATAGGTTCGGAGTTTAAGGGATTTATGATTTCTTATTCTTTGCTCCTCTCCCAAGAGTGCTATCCTTGGTGAGGACTCTGTTTACTTGCTTAATACCTTCTCTTTTATCTGCGACTTCCTTGTCGGTAAGTTTACGGCAGGCTCCTTCTTTCGCCAGGACCTCATAGTTAGGCACCATTTTGGCGTAGTGCTGACCACCAGATTTTCTTCGTTTCTTAGAAGCTTCTATTGACTCTTCCAAAAACTTGTCTCCTTGTTTTTTATCCATACCGTAATGGTGATACCTTTGTCTTTCTTTTAGAGAATGGTAAGAGTTTCTACCGTGTTTGATACTAGGAGCACCGTCAACTAGACGTTCACCTTTACCACCACAATGACAGTCTACCACATCTGGAGGCATATCGCCATACTTAACTTCCTTATAAACTTCATAATCTCTAGGATCATCCCAGTCAGGAAGAGCATCAATTTCTTCCTGACTGAGACTGCTAACTAAAACTTGTTCAGTGAATACATCATCCACCAAAGGAATGTGACGGAGTTCTTCCTTGTCACACTCCACGCAGTAATAGTTATAGTAAGGCATTAAGCTCCACACTCCCCACCAATCTTACAAGCCTCTACTGCCATTTCAGTCTCTGCTTGTTCAGAGGCGATAAGCTCCCTAGCTTTGGCAATATTCTCCTCAGTAGGGGACAAAGCTTCTAAAGGCTCCATGCCCTTGGATCCTGCACGGTAGACCGTCATGCCCTTGAGATAAGGAGCATACTTGAGAGCCATCTTAGAAACAACCTCATGGCTTGCATCGTTAGGAAGATTGATAGTCTTGCTAATGGCGTTATCAACATACTTCTGAATGCAGGCTTGAACAGCCATATGTTGCTCAGGGGTAATATCATACGATCCCACAATATGCCGACCATTACTACCCTTCATCAACTCCTCCTTGAACAGAGGGTCAAGAACAAGAGTGGACTTCCAAGTGTTTCCTTCACGGTAACGACGGTTATACATTGGAGCAAAGATCGGCTCAATGCCAGTTGAAGCTCCGTGAACCATTGAAATCGTACCCGTAGGAGCAGCCGTAAGCATTACAGCGTTACGAATGCCATGCTCCTTGATAAGCATTCGGATTCGGGCCGGAAGAGTCTTAGCGAACTCTTCGTTCAAATACTTGCGAGCATTGAACTCAGGGAACGAACCACGCTCACGAGCAATGTAAACCGACGCAAGGTAAGACTCGTTACGAATCGTGGTGTAGAGTCGATCAATGAACTCGATGCACTTATCCGTGCCGTATTTGATGCCGAGCTTAATGAGCATGTGGTGCAGGCCCATTGTGCCAAGACCGATACGACGGGAACGATCACCTGCAATCTTGCACTCCTCAATCGGGTAGTGGTTTGCAGTCAGCGTGTTGTCGAGGAATCTAATGCCAGTGCGAATAGTTCTAGCAAGTCGGTTCCAATCCAGATCGTCGCCTTCCTCGTTCACCATGTTGGAAAGATTGACGTGACCCAGGCAGCAGTTAGCATACGAGTCCAACGGAATCTCACCACAAGGGTTAGTGGCGTTCATGCGAAGGAAGTAGGACATGTTGGTGTAACGGTTCGTCAGCGACAGGTTAAAGATACCCGGCTCTCCAGACTTCACCGCATTTTCCCACAGTCGGTTCCACAGATCAATAGCCTTGAACTGAACTTCCTGAACATCCTCAAACTGATCATCCCAGCCACGAAGATGGTGTTGCTTTGCACGACCGAGAGCATCCTCTTCAGACAGTGCAACAATGTTGATGACCTCACTGTGTCCGTCACTAGAGATTCTGTTTGCCGAGTAGACCTTGTAGTCTCGATTACCAAACTTGAACTGCCAAGCGTCATCGTTCTCACAAGCTTCAATAAACTTATCGGTAATTGCAACCGAGATGTTGAAGTTTGTTAGCTGAGAAAGATCCAGCTTAATATGCAAAAAGTCCAGTAGATCAGGGTGATCCACATTAAGTTCCGCCATAAGCGCGGTTCTTCTGTTTTTACCTGCTTTAACATGATTTCCTACCTCATTAATCATTTGCATCACCGACACAGAGCCAGGAGCAGAGTTCTTCACGTTACCAATGTCATCGCCTTTTGGACGAATCTTGGAAAAGTTAAAACCAATGCCACCACCCCCACAGGAGATGCGATACATATCTTGAATGGTCTTACCGATGGATTCAACACTGTCTTCAGGCTCAATAGCATAGCAGTTGAGAAGATTCTGTTGACTACGGCCAGCACCATAAATAATTCGGCCACCAGGGACGAGATCACCTGTGCTTAAAGCATCGTAGAACTTCTTCTCATACTTTTCAATTTCTTCTTCACTCTCAACAGACGCTATGTGCTTCGCCATCGACTTGCATCTCTCGGAGTATTTCGTTTCGCCAGGGTAAGCGTAACGCTGCATAAAAATATCTTGACCCAAACTATCCAACTGCTTAATTGCCATGATTGACCTT